AAATACATAACTACTGCTGCTGCTTCTACAAGGATAAGTGGCATATCCCTTTGGTATATACCAGCCATTGTCCAGATAAAACTACCAATCAAACTGAGGAAAATGTTCAAAGGATACACATTCACACTTGTTAAAGCGATACCAATAAGGCAGAGAATCGTTCCAATCCATTTAAACAAAATCATTTCTGCTTTCTTAGCTGTATGTGCTTTTGTAGAATATACCAGAACTCTGATTTTATAATCATTTCTCACTCGCTTTCTTTAGTATTGCTCGAGCAAAACGCATAATAAAGGTGTTGTATCCAATGTTTTTCAAATGGCACATATCCTGAATAGTGCGTATTTCTGCATCACTTAACTCTTTTATTTGTGGTTTGGTTAAGTCCAATTTATCGATAATTTCATTTCTATTGGCAACTAGCATTTCTAAATGCGCTATGCGGTCTGCTTGTTGGCGCAACATTAAACCAACATTCATCATATATCTATCACCGCTATAAATTAGTTCATCTGCTAATTCGTATGCATCCATATTCCCCCCCTTTTGTAGAATCTTATAGCATTTCTACAAATAAATCTTAGGTATTTTCCCTAATGGATCATAAATGTTACTTTATAACCCATAAGGATACTTTTATGGATCATTTATTAACCTTTAGGTAATAGTCTACTAAAAGGGTCGGTAATCTTTGCAATGTTTGTTGCCTTTTACTTTATTGCACCAGGCACAAAGTATTTGTAGATTGTTAAAGTCTAGTGCTAAGTCTGGATAAAATTTTCTTGGCTTTATATGATCTACGCAAATTTTTTTCTTTGATCCACAGCGATGGCATTTATAACCATAATGCAATAGTGCTTTTTTTCTTAAAGTTCGCCATTCTTTAGATTGTAGAAAGTTTTTATTTTGATTTTTAAAAAACTGAGATAGTTCGTTATTAGATAACTTAGATACTATAGATTTATATAAAGACTTATTAAGATACATATTTGCCTTCTGGTGAACGAACCTAGCCTAACCTAAGTTCGCCTTCATCTGCCTCCTAGAGCCACAGAACCCGCCAGTCGTTTAAGGAATCGGCACTAGCTTCGCCACCGATGTATGGGCTGTTACATCCTTTATCCCCCAGTAGCCCTTGTATCTTATCTGCTGGTGGTTTTCATCGCCCAGATAAGACCGAATACATACTATAAACTAAAATTCAAATTCTTTGTAATCATACCTTCCATTTGGTTTCTTATACCAACCCAACACAATCACCCGCCACTTGGATCGTAGAATCTCAGGCAAATACTCTGAGTTGCTGATTTTCTTGATCCGAGTGGACATATTGCTTTTAGAGGTTAATTGGATTGCGATTGTTTCGCCTTTTCCTACCGCCAGAATGTCAAAAATCCCAAATAAGTCCTTTTTGCGCCTGGTAAAAGCGTTGTATGACTCTACGATGTCGCATATATAACCCCTTTCTTCCATCAGGGCGATGGTGCGTTGATTTAGACTAGCCAAGATCTTCAGCAGTAATTCTGCCCTCTGAGGCGATAATAATAGCCTTGTGGTGCTTTTTAGGGATGCTGTTACGCATTGACCAGGCATAGACAGTTACATACTTCATACCGAGCTTTTGAGCCATTTCTTTGTAGCTGCCAAACACTTCTAGCAACTTAGCAAAAGACTGTTGGTTTTTTACAACACTATCCATATATCCTCCTATTTGGTCTTTCATTCTACATCAATCAAATATTTGCAGACTTAGGGAAATCCCCTAGTAAATATTCTACAAATTTCTACAAATATCTGTATAGTCATAGGTAAGCAATGTTGCTTATTTCTAGTGAAGGAGAAATTAAATGACTAAATTATTTTTAACAGAAGTACAAGCTACAGAAACAACTCGTGGCTATTGGATTGGCGAAACACCTGCCATTTGCATTGAAACAAATATTGCAGAACTAAAAAACACACCAGTAGAATTTTATGGTGATGATATGTGGTCTGTAGTTCGCCAAGTTCGTGCGGTATTAAAAGCTAAAGGCTTGCCAACAGGAATGCAAATTATTTAACTAATATCCCCCTTCGGGGGGAGTTTCGGGGGAAACTATGAAAGATCATAAAGGCAGTAACAAAGACTTTTTCTGGGGTGCAGTTGCAGCGATCCTAATGCTTGCTCCTGCAATGGCTGTGTATATTTGGAAAACAGGGGGTTTATCGTGAATAAATATGACGCTTGGTTAGAAGAACCATATCATCAAATGGATGATGCAGATGCTCACAGAGAATATATCTGGGTTAATTACATGAAGCCTGGTAAAGAATATGATGTAATGGATCTAGAAGTATTCCAAGAGCATTTGATGGAGGCTACTGCGGATTATGCAGGAGCTGAGAAGTGGGAGAATCTGCGCGAGTATGCAGATCGAGGTGAGTGGGAAAAGTTTGGTCGTGCTATCTATTATTTAGTTCACGATCATATTGAAAACAAATTAGCTGATGAGGGGGATGTATGAGTAAGTATTTAGAACTGCGTAATGTAGATGTATCAGACAAGGTAGAGAAGAAGAATGGATTGTCTTATCTATCTTGGGCATGGGCTGTAGATACATTGCTACAGAGAGATCCACAGGCTACTTGGAGTTATGGTCAGCCTGTAATGTTTGGCGAGACTGTAATGGTGTTCTGCACAGTCAATGCCTTTGGTAAGTCGATGACTGCTCAGTTGCCTGTGATGGACTACCGAAACAAAGCCATACCTAACCCTGATGCGTTTGCTGTTAATACTGCGATGCAGCGTTGCCTAGCCAAAGCAATTGCTCTGCATGGTCTCGGATTGTCCTTGTATGTTGGCGAGGATTTGTGGGATGATGTTCCTGTAGACACAACAGATCTGTTAGATAAGATTGCTAAGTCTGCGGATCTTGTAGAGCTAAAAGTAAACTTTGCATCTGCGTATAAAGAAGTAGCTAAGGACAAAGATGCGCTAAAGAAAGTAAACGATGCCAAAGAAAAGAGAAAGGCTGAACTAAGTGAGACTAGCGAATGAACAGCCAGATAATGTTTGCTTAGAGTGTGGATCAAAATGGGGAACGCACAAACTCAAAAACACAGAGAGCCACAGAATATGGATCGACCAATGCGATGTATGTTTAAAGCTCACAGCCGTAGCAGATGCCTCGGAATATGGATATATGAAGGAAGGATGGGATGGAGACTAAGTGGTGTCATAGTTGCCAAATTTTTAGGGCAAAAGATGGTTTTAAGTTGGTAAAGGTCGGAAGCAGGACTAAACCTGTTTCCAGATGGAAATGTAAATTTTGTTTAGACCGAGAGTCTAGGAGGAAATATGAATCAAGAAAATAAGTTTTTTGACAAAGCAAGAAAGGTTGCACAGATGCTTGATAACCAGAGCTATATCTACACTCCAAGTTCTACGGACATTACAATCCGATGGAGAAAACTTTACAATTATGTGCCAGCAAGCGAGCAGCCAAGATATATCAAGAAGTGGGCTGACTTTAGGGAGATGATGAATCGAACCTTAAACGATGTAGAAATGCCTAAACCAGAAGGTGTTTTGATATGGAAAAAGCAATCAAAGTCCTTGTAGAAATAGGTATTTACATTTTGTTGCCTTTTGCGATAATTAAACAATCTTGGGATTTAGCGAATACCTGGATTGAGGAAATTATTAAATGAGAAACAAGCATTGTATGGAGGCTTTCTATAGAACCCTAAAGGAGGTTGATATTCCTACAGGGCAATCTATGATCTGTGAGCATTTTTTTGCAGCAGGATGGGATGCAGCCATTGATGCTTTGTCTCTTGCATATCAAAGGCAATTTGAAAATGATGGAGTTGATACTCAGCTTATTAGGAGAGAACCGCAAGAGCCACCATCAGACGATGACCAAGAATGATTGGTATCCTGTTTGCTTCCATAATCGGCAAGATTACGCAGCTTGGAAGTATTATCAGAGATGGGGAGATGAGGTTTGTAGTGTGTGCGATGACTGCACCGATGAGTACCAACAACAGATGAAACGGCAGAACAGATGTTTTATGGCAGAAGCGATGGAAAGGTCTAGCAATAGCAAACGATATGCAAAATGAACCAGTATCTCAGGCAGTAATGATTGTGAGGGAAGTTGAACCCTATAAGTTTACAGTAGATATAGAGGGGTCAGATTTGTCGTTAGAGGTGTCGCAAATTATGGTAAAGTTTTTGAATGACTGTTTAGCGCAGATCCATCAAGATACAAAATTGCATTAAGTGAACAGGGGTATGGGGAATGGAACAAAGAACCGAAGAATGGTATCAGGCTCGGCTTGGCAAAGTAACAGCTAGTCGGGTTGCCGATGTCTTGGCAAAAGTAAAGACTGGGGAATCTGCATCGCGCAAGAACTACAAGATGGAGTTAGTGGTTCAGCGATTGACAGGACAGCCAGGCGAGTCGTTTACCAATGCTGCGATGGAATGGGGAACTGCCACAGAGCCACAGGCTAGGATGGCATACGAGGCGCATACAGGCTCTTTTGTAGAGGAGAAGGGGTTTGTAGACCATCCAACGATAGAAGGCTTTGGATGCTCTCCTGATGGGGTTGTAGGCGAAGGATTGATTGAGATTAAGTGTGGCAATACAACAACGCATATTGATTGGCTTTTGTCTGGAAAAGCACCATCAAAATACATACCCCAAATGATGTGCCAAATGTCTGTTACTGGTGCTAAGTGGTGTGATTTTGTTAGCTTTGATCCACGAGTTCCAGATGATCTGCAATTATTTATAGTCAGGGTTGAAAGAGACGATGAATATATTGCAGAAATGGAAAAAGAAGTAAAAGAATTTTTGCAAGAAGTTGATGATTTGCACAATCAACTTGTAGCAAAAAGAGGTGTAAAATGACGAAATGCCTAGGAGCTACCAACTCGCTAGGCACTTCTAACCACCATTGCACGGAGATACAACGATGGCTATAAAAGATTCTAAACCAATTCAAAGGCTTTATTGGATTTGGGCTG